CCAAGCGTTGTTGTTCAATCTGCACATCGGCCATCGCCTTCTGTTCTTTCATCGTCTGCTCGCGCTCTTTAATCTCCAGTTCTTTCTGCTGAATCTGGACGAGCGGGTCTTGCTGCTGTTGTTGCGCTTGTGCCTGCTGGGTTTCGGCGGTGTTCTTCTGGTTGAGCTTTTGAGCGGCTTGGGCAATCAAGCGGGACAGGTCTACTTCAACATCTTCCGGCAGCGCTTCATCCGGCGGCGGCAGCGGTACACCCAGTTGCTCTTCGATTTGCGACCTATAGGCAAAGGCTAGGTGCTCAGCAATATGCGCTTGGATTGCGGCTTGGATGCCCTGAGCGTTAGGGGACTGCCCAACCATTTGCGACAGTTTCGGGTCTTGCATGAACATCATGTGCGTTTGGATGTGCGCCTCATGGTCCTGATAGATAAATGCCTTGTTCGGCGTGCTATTCAGGAAGTTCATGTTCTCCGTAACCGGGTCTTTGGGCTTTTGTTCCTCATCCGGTGGAATCAGCTTGTCAACGTTTTTAACCCCGAGAACTTCGCACATCTGGCGGTTAAGTTCTTTTTGGTCGTATACCTGCGGTGCGTTCGCCGCCATTTGCATAACTGCTTGCATTTGAACGACTTTTTGCGACATAGTCGCCGCGTTCGGGTCAGATACCGGGATAACTTCTACGTTGTCGTAGTCGGCTTTGCGGGCCTTGCGGTCGCCTTCTTCCGGGTCAAAGTCGTACTCTTCCGGGGCGTAATCACGAATAATCGCGGCCAACAGCTTAAATTCTTGCTTCATCGCGTAGTGGATACGCGCCTGCACTGCCGACATAATCTTCAGCGTGCGTTCAAGAATAGCCAGAGTCGTACCCACCGGGGCTTGTGCCGACATATCCGAGACCTTCATATCAGCCGCACTAGCAAAGCGACGGCCTTCTTCGATAATCTGGTTCATCAACCCCATAAGAACTTGGCTGGGTTCTTTGTACGGCAGGGGCATGATGTTGTCCCGGATGGTGCCGCTGGGCACATCCACATCTCTAAACTCGGCCGGAGCAATCGGGGTGTCGTCGCCTTTAATACGCAAGCCACGGGCCTTGAAGCCGCCGGGGAGGTTAGACAGAGTGCCTGCATCCACCAACTGACGAATCAGCATGGTGCCCGACTTGGCGTAAGCGCCAATAAGGTGAATTAGACCGAGGTTGTAGAAGCCAAAGCCGGGGATATAGCCGTAGTGCACAAAGTGCTGACGCTTCTGTTTGGTATCGTCTTCCGGGTCCCAGTTGCGGCGAATAGCCAGAATAGTTTGGGTGCCCTTCTCAATCGTTACCACATACGGCAAAGCCACGCCGGTCTCTTCACCAGACTCATCCGTATCTTCGTCGCCCGCAAGAATCAAATCTACGTGCATCTCAAGCAGCTTAAATCGCTCATCGGACGTAGCGCGAAAGCCCATCTTCTCGGCAATCTTTTTCTCTATTTCGTCCAACACAGCCACCGGCTCGCCGAGGTCTACATCTCGATAGAACCCAGCCACCTGAAGCTTACGAATCTCATTAGATGTTTTGCGCATAACATGAGTGACGCGCTCTGCTGTTCGCAGGTCTGATGCCCCGTACGGCACCAACATATCTTCTGCTGGTACGTAGACAGCCGCTTGACGGCCGAGGTACGGGTCAAAATAAATTTTCTTGAAGGCGTTGCCAGCAAGGCCCAGACCCCACAAAAGACGCTCATGCTCAGGGCGATACTCCGGCATATTCTCGGTGAGCTGGTAGTTCATGTCCTCGCGCACGCGGTCTGCGGCGTCGGCTTTCTCCGGGGTTTCCTTGCCGAGAATCTTGGTCTTGACCGGACCTGCAGCGGGGAAGGTCTCCATAATCGTTTCCGACTGGAACTTAACTAGGGCTTCTGCCAGCAGAGGGTGGTACACAGAGCATGCACCGGGCCACGGTTCAGTACGGTCTTCCAAGCGGATACCCAGCAACTCAAGGCCATCGACGTAAGTCTCAAGCCAATCCCGACGCGACGCGACATCTGTATCAAAATCTGCCAGAAGTTCCCCAGCAAGATGCGTCAGTTGGCCTTCGTCCATCTCATCGGCGAGGTTTGCGTTAAATTCATCATCCGCTGCCGTGTCTGGCTCGATAGTAACTTCCATGCTGCCGTCGTCGAGAGTGACACTTTCCGGGTCTTCAATTTGGATTTCGAGGTCGGGTTGTAGTGTTTCGTCACCAGTCAGCCCCTGCGGAGCCGGATTAATTGCCTTATCAATTGCCATGTCGCGCCCTTAAATTGCGTAAAATCTTTTCTCTTTAGAACTACGGAAACCGGGTGTTTCATCTTCGTAGTCGGTGTCCAACCTCAAGAACCCACCCCTACGGAAGCGAAGTAAAGCCTGAGTCATCGAGTCAACCAAGTCGTCATGCTCGCCAGCGGGGAACGAAGCAACTTCTTCGACTAGCTCTTCTGCCCAATTTGTGTTAGGTACCCATACTCTACCAGAAGCAAAGATGTCAGCCACTGCATTTAATCGCGCAATCTTGTCGTTACCCTTGGACGGCGTGAATTCTTGTACCGGAATGCCCATAGCACGCAGTTCAAACACCAACGGGGCGCCTGCGGCTTTCGCTTCTACAATCAAACTATCGGGGTCCCACTCCAAATATTGGCTATAAGCCTCTTGTTTTAGCTCCGGAAACTCCATCCGTTCTTTAAACGCGTCAAGGAGGATAATATTTGCCTGTGGTTTGCCAGTATCGTCGTCTATATAGAACACGCCCCACGTGGTGCAAGCTGAATAGTCAGCCCGTTGCGTCTTCAAAAACGCCGTATCCCACGACTGGATGACATATTCACAGTGCGGCGGGTTTTCTTTCTCCCAAAGCTGCCACCATTCACGTTTAATGATAGCGCTAACTTCAGATGTGGGGTCTTGCTGGTACTGAGCCATCCATTTTGAGTGCGGAAGTTCGGCTCTTAGCGCTTCTAACTCAACTTTTGACCAAAACTGCGGCCAAAGTGGCTTGCCAGACGGCAAAATTGCAGGGAACTCAATAACTTCCCACTCTTCGCCGCTTCTTTGTGCTGCCGCCTTCAAAACTTGCCCCGTCAGGTCCTTCTTAGACCATCTTGTCATCACTATGACAATGGAACCACCCGGTTGTAGACGCTGCCGAGGGCCAGATGTGTACCACTCGTACGTTTTGTCGTAGATTTCCGGGTTTACTTCACTTAATGCTGCCTCTTGTTCCGAGTGAGGGTCGTCAATAATGAGGAGGTCAGCGCCTTTACCCGTAACTGCACCGCCAACACCGATAGCAAAATACTCTCCGCCAGCGTTGGTCGCCCACCGGCCAGCAGCTTTAGAGTCAGCTTGTAGTTCAACTCCGTCAAATACCCCCCGATATTCTTCTTTATCGACCAAGTTACGTACTTTACGGCCAAAGCCCACAGCCAGCTCAGCGGTGTGTGAAGTCTGGATAACCTTTTTCTGTGGGAAATTGCCAAGGAACCATGCTGGCAATAGATATGAGGCGAATTCGGACTTGGTGTGGCGTGGTGGCATGTTAATAATGAGGCGCTTAATCTCTCCTCGTGCCACTCTTTCAAACGCTCTAGCCATCCTTGCATGGTGTGCTCCGTGAATAAAATTAGGCCAAGCCTTCTGCACGAAAGACATAAAGTCAGCACGGCAGTCTTCTTTCTCTTTCAGCCTATTTCGTTGGTCTAGCTTAATAAGAAGTTCACGCTTCTCGGCTTCCGGAAGCGTAGGCAGTAGCTGCATGATGGCAGCTAGCTCTTGTGTACTTAGCTCGTCAAGCTGACTCATCGTTCTCTACTACGGTTTCGACTTTCTTGTCGTCTTTGTGCTTACGCTGTCTGATTACTTCGTCCAGTTCGTCTTCTTCTTTTGGTACCTCAACCACTTCAGCATCAATTACTTTCTCCAAACTGACACCGCGCTTCAGAAGAATCTCACTTACTTTCTCACGAATCTGTTTATCAATATCCGCACTGCTCTTAGCGGTAACAACGACCTCACTTTTCTCCGAGAAGGCCCCGATGTCAGACAATTTACCTAGCAATTCCAATGCACGTAGTTCGTGCCGGGGGTCCCCGCACGTGGATAATTCCAAAAGTTTGTTGGTAATAAATGAGCGCGCCTGTTGAGGGTTATCAAATACCTCTTTTGCGTACTCTTCTACAAGCGTTTTAATAACGCTGTGGGCGGGAATATTTTGATTTAGCGAGGGGGGAACACCGTTTTGGAAAACCGAAAACGTCTCCTTAATGTCAGATTCGACGGCGTTCGTGAATTCAGGCGTAATCCCCAACTCGCTAAGCAGCGGATTGGTATTAGCAAAAGGATTTGTAGTATCCATGCGGAGGAAACGGGACTCCAAAAGTATATATAGGGGGGATGCGTTTCAAAGGCGGATTCTATAGTAGGGAATTAAAAAGTCAAGGGGGGTACCCCTATTTTTATTTTTACCTCCTTGAACGTGCAAATCATTGTGTAGAAAAAGCGTTTGGTTCCATCTGCTGACATCTGGGGGGATGGGGTGCGGTGGGTGGCGGCGCGGCGGGGACATCGTGACGGCGTGTCAGGTTGTCGGCGGCGGCGCGGCGGCGCGCCCCAAAAAATAACACGGCTTCCCACAGTTTGCTACTATTCATACACGCGCTGCGCATTGCAGCGTGTCCGTTTGCCGGACGGTATCCGGTGGAGGGTTCCATAATGGACCAGAAGCAAGTTGTTGGTGGTGAGTTGTTGGCGGCTGACGCGGATGCGGTAAGCCTGTTGTGGTCAGCCGATATGCGCAGTCTGGCAGCGGAGGCGGCGCTTGGAATGTTCGAGGCTGAAACTCTGCGGGCTGACGCGGGCAAAGCTGATTTGCAAGTGTACTCGGCGGTGTCGGCGTTGTTGGCGTCTCAGTCCGATGTCGTGGACGAACACGGCGCGGCGCTAGACTTCGACGTTCGGGTCCGCTTGGTGTCGTGGGGCTGGTACTCGAGCGTGCGGGTGATGGTGCTGGAACAGTACCGCGCTAAGCGTCCCGGGCTGACTGACAATGCGTACGATAAGGCATGGTCCCGCGCTGTTGAGTTGGTTGATACGGTACTCAAGGGCGGTTTCAAACCTCCGGTGTCGGATAATCCGGATGCCTTGAAAAAGGCGGCCCAACGTGCGGAGGCCAAAGCCAAGTCGGATGCGGCGCGGACTGAGTTGCTCGCGGCGTTCGAGGGCAAGTCCGAGTCCGACCTAAAAGCGGCGCTCAAGGCGGCTTACACTAAAGCGGCTAAGGGTGACGCGGCAGGCGAGGCGGAGGCGGAGCGCATCAAGACCGCTATCACTCTGCGTGAGCGTACTGAGTCGGATGAACACAACAAAGCGGTATCCGACAAGTGGAAAGCAATCGCGCAGTATGGCAAGCGCAAGGTTGACGGCGCGGATAACAAGTTGTTCGTGTCTGATTTGCGGGTGCTTGAGTCTGTGCTTGAGTTGTTGCAGTCGCAGTAAGTAGCAGTATCGGCCTCGCCTTCGGGCGGGGCTTTTTTTTGTCCATCGTGCGCCAGCAGGTGAGCGCAGCGAGCAGGTGGCGCGGCGTCACGCTTTCGGCTGTCCTCGGCACGGCCTCGCGCCTGCCTCGGTCAGGCTCCGCCTGACCAGTTCCCTAAAACCTACGCGGTAGCATCATCGCGCGACCAGAGCAAGGGACAAACTGACATCGTGTCAGATTGTCTGCACCAAAAAGGGGCAAATCCTATTGTTCCTAATGTTCTTATAATGTTCCGTCGTGTCAGTTCGGTAAGTGCCTGATTATGCAGCAATGTTCTTTTGTTCCTAATGTTCCGTCCAATTTAGGGCTTCTGGGAAAATTTTTATGTCAGTCGGAGCACCTACGCAAGTTTTGCAGTGGGGCAAAAATAAATTCATATAAAACTAATAATAGACGGAACAAAAGAACATTACGCTGCAAGCCCCGTATTTACTGGGTTTGTTTTGTTCCTACCCCTTAGGAACATTATGGAACATTACAGAACATTAGGGCTAACTGACCCCAACTGACACCTATTGTTCTATTGTTCCTATTGTTCCGTTGTCATTTCCACGTCCGCGTGACATTCCGTCCCACTTATAATGTTCCATTGTTCCTATTGTTCCGTTGTCAATACCAAGTCCGCGTGACACTAGACAACATTTCGTAATGCGGGACACCTACGCGATAGTCGGGACACAAATTTGAGGTATGTGTCATAGTGTGGGATAATGATAATGTAGTACCTCGTCCATTTTTTGTAACGGACAAAATGACGGTATGTCAGGTTGTCCCCTCTGGGAGATTCATTGTGCGTGTTCTTCGTATGCTTACTTATTACTTCTACCGTTCCGAGCATGTGCGTGTGGGCCATACCATCCGCATCGGGCATTTCGTGTTCAACCGTCTTGTTCACATCGAGTGAGGGAAGCCGAAATGGAAACCCATTGCGTTATTTGTGGTGATGTTGTCGTGCCTGACCGTTGGGTGTTGGGCTATCACACGTGCATGTACTGCGGCGAGCAGCAAGCGAAAGCCGAAAGCAAGTATCACATCACCGCGCCGCTCAACAAGTCCAACTACTTGCTGATTACTGACCTGACACAACTACGTCAACTCAACCCCAAGAGGACAACCTGACATCCGGTCAGAATGTCCAGCCAACCAAGGAGATAGAAATGCAACAGAACACAAACCTCGATGACCTTTTCGCCTCGCGAGTCATCAGCAACGAGACTTGCAAAAACCTGAGTACGCTCGCCAACACGATGCAACTCAAACTGGACGGGTTCGTTACTGACCACGCCGTGCTCAATGCGGCGTTGGATTTACTTACGAGTCTACGCGGAGACGTGCTCGTAGCATTGGGTGGAGAACGCGACCCAGACCATGTTGCCATGCACGCAGCCCTAGGCTTCTGCGTCCGCAAATCCCCCAAGCCAACTGACACAGAGTGAACTCGAGGGACACTCTGACACGGTGTCAGTTTGTCCCAACAACCAAGGAGAACGAGATGGGTGCATTCAAAGAAGTGCTGATTGAAATTGAGGACATGAAGCGTTGGTGCCTCGAGAACTACACTCGCGGTGGCGACATGATGGTCGAGTGTTGGGACGACAACGAGTGGTTTCGGTTTGCTGGTGACCACCTATACAACACCGACAGTATGTGGGTAATGCTTAAGCGCATCGCTGCTGTGTATGCAGACCAACAAGCCAACGAGCGCGCCATCCGCGCCGAGTGGCGGGGAGAGTAATGTGAAAACCCAAATCATCAACACCACGCCTACGTCGTTCATCCACCTGTGCGGGGACGGCGAGGTTACTGACAGTACGCACGGCAACAAGCAACGGGCCAACAGGGAGGACATCAAACGCAAGATGCAACTTGCTGCTGACAACCAAGACACATTGAAACTGCACATAGAGAAAACTAAACATCTCAAGGTGCTGCATACCTTTGCACAAATCAAGGAGGAAGTAATCATGGAACCCAGAAGCATCGTACTGACATTGCGTGTCAGCCCAGAAGTAAACGCATGGCTCGAGGCCATGTCCCGCGAGACGCACCGCCCGAAGTCCAACTACATCTACGCCCTGCTGCTGCAGGCAATGAAGGGAGAGCAAGCATGACCATGCACAACATCCCCATCGAAGGTCCCTACGCCCCACAGGTGGACGACCTCTACGCGCTACTCAACAACGCGCTCAACCAACAAGCACAGGACAATCTGACACGGCGTCAGGAAGTCCTAACCCAATCCATCGCGTACATCAAGCGCACCAAGCAAGTGGTCAACTCGCTGCATGAAATCATCGAACTGCACAAGGAGGTCCAGAAGCAACAGAAGGAACTACTGCGCCACTGCGCCGCGTACATCCGCGAGCCTAAGACGCGCAACAAAGACCTGATACTGAAAGCGATTGAACAGCATCTGGGGAGCAAGCCATGAGCGAAGTGAAAGAGGAAGTGATTGTTCCGTTGAACATGCCATACGTTGACGCAGTGCTCGTCGAGTGGGCGTTGATTGACTTCATCGGTTGCGCGAAGGAGAGCCTGACGCGACTGCAACACAGCAAGGAAGAGGAGGACATCCCGAACAGGAAAGAACTAATCAAGGTTTATGAGAGCCGCATCAGGATAGCAAAGCCTGTGCTTGGGGTGGTGAGTGCAGCCCTTAACGAAGTGGCTGATAACTTTATGGTTGAGGACGTAGTCCGAGAGGGAGATGAGTGATGGGAGAGTTGGAGAAGATGACACATGAGTTGTTGGCCCGAGCGGTGACTGAGTTTGGTCTGTTCGCCGTGCGGTATGAGATTACGTTTCACAATGACGAGGAGGAGCCGGACCCCGTAGTGGCTGTATACGAGGACATATGGGGTGTGCCAGACGGCGAATGTCTGGGTTGGGTTAAGTTCAACGACGATGGTGTGCTTGAGTTCAAGCGTACCGACTACGCAAGCAAGGGAGAGTGAGATGAACTGGAGTTACGGAGTAGCAGAGATTGTTTCGGAAGATGGAACTGTGGATTGCTACAGGATTGTCGAGATTTCGTATGACCGAGATTGGAAACCCATCAGATGGACGTTCGATGTGAGTCTTTATGGCTCTACCGTTGAGAGCGTGGCTGAGTGGCTTGAACAGGCTGCGGAAGACGTGCGTGACAACGGCGGCAAGCCCCATGTTCGCATCAAGTTTGATGAAGTGACTGCGCAGGACGAGTACCCGAATGGGTTGGACTACATGGAGGGTGAGTTCCTTATTGATAAGGCCACCGGATACATCAAGGGAGATGAGTGATGAAAACCAGAGACGAGAAGGTCGCCGCACACTTGGCGAACAGACTGGTGTTGTTGAAGACGAAACCAACCAAAGAGGAGTGGATGAAGGAGGCCATGCGGCGCAACAAGGTGGCGATGGCTGCATTCCACGGCAACGGCGAGGCCGATATCAAAGACGGCGAGGGAGAAGTGTGATGAAAGCAATGAAGAAAACCGAAACCGTGGTGGACAACCTGACACAAGGTCAGAATGTCCTGACAGCAAATGAAGTCCCGCACCACGCATACACCGTGGCAATGAACCGTAGGGCGCATCGGCATGCCTGCATGGTCACAGCGCAGACCGTGGGTGAGATTAATTGGAAGTACACCAAGGCAGACTGGACCTCGCTCAAAGCAGGGGACGATGGCGAGACGATGTTTGTATCTGTTAGGATGGCAATCCCCAAGAGTGAGTACGAGCGCGTGAAGCGTCAGTACATTCGACTGCAGTTGGCACGTGCAGTTAAGGCTGCGAAGGGAGAGACGAAATGAACGAACGCCACTATCAGTTCACGGAGTTCCGTGACAAGGACTACCGGATAGCGAGAAGCATGAAGGAAGCGTATGGCTACGAGCCGACATTGTGGGCGCCAGAAGAAAAGCAAAGCCTGCTTGCTCGAATTGGTGAATGGGTAATCTACAAGTTTGGAGGAAGGTGAAATGTGGGGACACTCGAGGCATCACCCTGCTTCAATCAGTTGGCATGACTTCAAGAACTACGAGACCGCACTCAAGTTCTACAACGAGGTCAAGCCTATCCGTGGCAGCAACCCGCCGATTCGTCCGGTCGGGAATAACCGTAGGTACAAGCAATGCTCCATCGAGATGGCAGACGAACGCCTGCAGTTCAAACTGTACGACAACATAGTCATGACGTACGCCAAGGATGGCACGGTTGCATTCAACTGTTGCGGCTGGCCGTCTATAACTACGGCCAAGTTCTTGGATGCGGTGCTCCCCGCCACTCTCGGGACGGTGTATCGGAAGGACAACAAAGTAATTCTTACTGTGCCTCGGCCTGACAAGGCGCTCAACTATGAGATACCAAAGAACGGATGGGTGTACTTCAAGGCTGACAAAGAGTGGACTACGCTTGAGCCTCTTAACGCACCAGTGAAATACGAATACGTAGCCAATCGCAAGGCACTCAACGCGGTGCGACGTGCGTACTCGGACTTCATCAACTACCTCAAGGTAACGGCGGCGATTTCGGACGTTTATTCATCTGATGAATTGATTGAGTGCTTCCCGCAGGTGGGGGCTAGGTTTGTTTCAAACATGCTTGTTGACATAGCGAATAAAGCAAACAGTCAATGGTCTGTCAACCCCATATGGAATATGCGCCTTTCGATTCAGCAGATGTTCCAAACTCAGTACACACTGCTCCCGTCTATGAGAATTGTAATGAAAGCCAAAGAGGAGGACAAAGAGGACGCGAGTTACAACCTCAACAATGCGCTTAATCTAGCGCAGTCAAGCAAGCCTGATGACTGGCGCAAACTGACAGTGCTTCTAGCAGCAAGCGTTGCTGCGAATTTTAGAGTCGATGCTGGTACATCAACTAAGCATGACTTGTTGGCAACATTCGTGGGAGACGGTTATCACAAAACACCAGAGTTGCGGAGCAGCATACCCGCAAGCACGCTTTTAGAAGTTTTTGACGATGTACTTAAGATAGCATATGCAGATGTATGCTTTGTAAGCAAAGAAGTGGAGACAGGGGTATTACCTAGTGAGAGAAATACTTGTTATGTGTATACATATCAGTATCTGA